AGATGGGCATTCTATACCCTTTGAATTAAAAACTGGTGTTTGGAAGGATAGTAAAAAAACAACGATGAGAAGAGAAATGGCGTATTATAAATTGCTGATGGAATCTTCTCCTGATTGGGATGGAACAATAACACATTGGGGATGGTATTATCCCGCTAGTAATTATGTATATGTGGAAGAAGTTAATAAGCGGTCTGAAACTGCAATGAAAAAATCCTTGGCCGAATTAATTTATTCATATGAAAATGGATATTTTAAGCCTAGTTATTTTCATAAGAAATGTGAGCATTGTTCATATGTTGGTATTTGTCCGGCGGCGATGGATGCAGAGTTAAATAGAGGGAGTGGATGGTTATGAACATTGAAGAATATATTATGAGTAAAGAGTGGAAATTTGGAGAATTATTGCAGTTAACTGAAACTTCTAAAAGGGTTGCTGAAGAATTGTATGAGGAAATAGCAGTTATTGATATGATTAATAACTTATGGAGTAAGAGAATTGAAGTGGCTGATGGAATATCATTTGGTCAATTGTATAAAAATTTGGCTATGGAATATCTAACACAAGAAGTTATGGATGCATTCAAAAAATACTTTGAATCTGCGACTGTTAGTTTTGACCCACCAACTCTATTACAGGACCAAAAAGAAATTGTGGAAGAACTACCTTTACCACCAAAGCCAAAAACGATAAATAGAAAAACAAATACTGACGGAACAGATTTACCACCGGGTGTTGAAAGATTATGAAATTTCCAAGAGAAGTTTGGGCAGGTAGCCATTTAACTAAAAAGCAACAGTTAAAAAGGCAGATTGTTCAAGATAGAGAAGAGTTTGCTACCTTCTTACAAAGATTCAATAATAAAATGAATTGTTATACGAGCGTATATGATTACAAAAGATTTGGGGATAGCCAAGCATTTACTTCTTCTGTAATCTTAGATAGATTGTTTTTAGATTTTGATTCACATGGGAAGCCTTTGGACTTATCTTTACAAGATACCAAACTAATTGTAAATCATCTACTTGAAAAGAATTATGAATTTGAAATCTACTTTAGTGGAAATGGTTTTCACGTTTTTGTGTTTGGCGAAGTTGCATCTTCAATTAGGGATATTCAACAGTTTTTCAATAAACTTTATCCTATTGCTACAAATAAAACATTAGATAAATCAGGGGTTCAAACGCGAAGATTGAGAAGAGTACCGAATACAGTGAATATGAATACTAAGGAGTTTTTATATTGTATTCCTTTATCAACACAACAATTGACTACTATGGATGATATAATTGCTTTAGCAAGGAATCCTCCTTTCTCTTCCCCAAAACGCTATGGAAATCGTAAGGTCGCATGGCCCAATGCCCCCTTATTTGCGTATGCACCTATCGAAATTGCTACGGTTGAGCGCATTGGAAAACTGCCAATCATTCCTTGTTTGAATAATAGCATTATGGTGGAGAATCCAACACATGAAGCGAGAGTTTACCTTGTATCTTGGTTTAGGACATTATTGGCAAATAATCAAAAATGCTATGACTATACTGAACAGCAAAAGATGTTAGAAATAATTATGGGAGAAATTAAGAATATTGCATCTAAAGATGGGGTTTGGTTAGATTGGGATGAAAGTGTAACTCGTCATCATGCACAATATACTGTATCAAATGATGGTGGGTATTTAGCACCTACTTGTGAAAAATTAATTAGTGAAGGTTATTGTGTAGGAAAATGTTGGCGTTACCCGGAGGTTTAAAAATGAAATTAATTATAGATAGTAGAGAAAATTCAGAATTGGCAAAATTAATAGAGCAAAGAGCAAATAAAATGGGAATTGTAAATGAGAAAAAATGGTTAGAGGTTGGTGATTATGTTATTGGAACAGTATGTTTTGAAGCCAAATCAGCGGTTGACTTTATGCAATCGGTAGTAAATAACAGAATTTGGACTCAAATAGATAATATGGATAAATGGTATCATAAGAATTTTGTAGTTATTTATGGTTCATTGGATGACGCTTTATCTAATATGAAATATATTACAAAACTAAATTCGAATGTTAACCCGCAACAATTAAAACAAACTTATAAATTAAGATTCAAAGGTGCTATTGGTAGACTTAGATTAGATTATGACATTGGTGTTATTTGGAGAGATAATGTTACAGATGTAGTAGATGAAATATTAACAATAGCAAAAATGGCACCAATACAAAGAAAAATGATTAACCCGTCAATACCAACTAGAACAGCAACTGATGATGTTAGAGTGGATATGTTGACAACAATTAAAGGCGTAAGTGAAACAAAGGCGAAAAATTTATTGAAAGAGCATGGATGTATTATGGAAATTGGAGATAGTAATTTGAAAGAGTTGACGATAGTTAAAGGAATTGGAAATAAAGTAGCAGATAGAATTAATAATGTATTAAACTCAAATGAGAAGGTGAAACAATGAACGAACAAGTAGATTTATCAGAGTACACAGTCAATTGGACTGATGTATCTGACCAAGAAAAATTACCTGAATTAGTGAATACTTGGACTGAAACTTTCGGCCAAGTATCAAGATATAATGAATTTCCGGCAATCCTAGCATTTTTCACAATGTTGGGCCAATTGACAAAAGATTTCGTAAGAATTCCTTATGGATATACAATTGAGGATACTAGAATCCACGTTTGTTGGATTCAAACTGCGCGTAGTGGAAAATCTGTTTTGAATGATTTCTTAAATGAAATTGCTACTCTTACGTGGCAACAAATCCAAAATAGATATGATGTAGATTTTAATACATTTGATTGTGTTGATTTTACAGATTCGGCTTTAGTCAGTAGTTATGTTGAGGTTAGAAATCCAGATAGGGGCGAAGAAGGAGAACCCGATACAATTTGGAATGAAGTTAAAGGACATATTGAAGGTAGTGGGTTATTATTATTCGATGAATTCGAATCAAGTGGTATCTTCAAGAAAATGTCAAATAAAGATAGTATGGTCACTTTCTTTCAAAAGATGATGAATACTCTAACTACTGATGGTTATTTAATTAGAAGAGTTTTGACAGGAAAACCTATTGCCACTACTCGCTGTGATAGGTCAGTTTGGGCGACTTCTTATTTCCCTGAACATTTAACTGAAACTATTGCTGATAAGGGTGTCTTACAAAGAATGTTCTTGTATGTAAATGATGTTCCACAAGAAGTGTTGAATAAGATGCGTTCAGAATTGATTTCTGCTATTGGTACTATTAAAAGGCGAACAACACCAAAGAACAGATTTAGTCAAGCATTTGTTACATTGTATGAATGTGCAAAAGAAAGGCATGATATGTTGGCTTTAGATTTTGATGATAGAATGGCAAACTTGCCGGAAGATGAACGTTTTAATTGCCCACAAGAAGAAATGATGATTTGGGGTGATGGTGTTCAAGAGTTAGTCCAATTAGAATACGACAACATGGTTGCGTTTTTAACAAAGGTTCCCGATGAAGTGAGAAAAATTGTAAGTTTGTTTGAAACAAATTCTCTAATTTATATCACTAAATTTGCAGTATTGTGTGCTATCACCGAAACTCCGGGACGCAAAGATAGTGAAAAATGGGTTGTAACAGCAAGAAACGTTAAACAATCATCTGCAATTGTCCGACAAGGTTATATGAGTCTCGTCGCTTGGATGCTTACGGCACTGAAGGTAAAACGGCAAACTGTCGCAGAAACCGCAGGGATGAATGATTATATTAATTGTTTTTACAATATTTCTCCTGATAAGAAAGAAGATGGTTGGGTAACAAAATCTGTATTAAGAATAGAATTGGAAGAAAGATATAACATTCCCCATGCTAAATTTTATAGGACTTGGCCTAAAATTTCACACAAATTTGATACTAAAAAACATGGTAAAACAGTATTAGTAAAGGTAAAGGAGGATGAATAATATGAAAGCAACGTATGAAAATGATATGATAGTATTTGATATTTCACAGGGGCCAGCGGCCATTATTGAAGCATTAAACGCTAGAGGTAAAGATGGTTGGGTAACAACCGCAACTGTAAATGTTAGTGGAGAAAAAATAGTATTTTTCTTAGCGAAAGCAACATATATTATGCCTGATAAAAAGTCAGATAAGCAAAAGGAACTTAACAAACTTTGGGGCTGAAAAGGTGGGTAATGTAGTTGCATTTGATATTGAAACTAAAAACCTTTCTACGGAAATTGGCGGGTGGGGCAATACACATATGTTCCTTGTCTCGACGGTGGCAACGTGGGACGGAACTATTGGAAAAACATATGTAGAAAAAGAATTAGTTGATAAAGTTATAGAAAAGGGTAATACTAAAGTGCTACCATTAAGTCAATTAAAATATGATTTAGATGATATGCATAAAAATGGTACTAAACTATTGGGTCACAATATTGCTGCATTTGATTTACCAGTATTAAGAGACTCAATGGATATTTATTGTGTTAGAAAGTTTTTAAATGATGAACAATATATTGATACTAGTAGAGAATTAACTAAACAACATGGTGAAAGATTTTCTTTACAAAATTTAGTAGATAATACATTGGGAGAAACTAAATCGTTAGAAAGTGTTATGGCCCCTGCTCTTTGGAAAGCGGGTGAATATCAAGAAGTAGTAGACTATTGTCTTAAAGATTGTAAATTGGTGTATGATTTGTATATGCATGGGTTAGATAATATGATTAAGGGCTTTAGTATAGAAAAAGAAGAATTTGTAGAAATGAAAATGGAGTGGTGATAAAATGGAAACAGGTGAAGTATTTGCATGGTTAGTTTTCCTATGTGTCATTTCGGTTTTATTTTTTGCGGCGTTTGGTCAAACAAGCATCACAGAAGATACAATTGAAGAATACATGGAAAACATCATGCAAAAAATTAAACGCGGTGAAAAATGATGAGTTTAAAGCAAAAATGTCCTGTATGTAATATGCAGACAATACCCAAAAGAATTATTGGTGTATATGTTGGGTCAGCAGATTCAATTAAAGTCTGGGAATGTAGAGAATGTTTTGCTTTGTGGTCTAATAAGACAAAAATAAAGGTCGGGGGAATTTCGGTTCCCTCGGCCTAAAATTTTTTTTGGTTAAAATTACCATGTTATTTTTTGTTGCTAAAATCTAACACTATCAGTTATCCCGAATCCTCAATTGGAATGCCCTCTAAAGGCCCGTAAGATGGCCTCTAAGCGCATCCAATAGGTCGGGTAGGTATCACCACCACCGCCATGCTCAATCGCGTTAGAAGGGCCGTGAGGGGGCATAGGAATTAAATCCATTTTAAGTTAATCAGGCAATATTGCATAATCCTAACGAAACTAAAGCATTAGCGATTTCTGTAATTTTTGCAGCGTTTTCTGCACCACTTTCACCAGCACCCATTGTTGCTGCATCAAGAACAGGTGTAACAATTGGTGTTGCGGCATAAAATCCAATTTTAGCAGAATCGTTACCACCTAGGGAAATTGAATCATTACTCGCATCAACATGAATCATATTATAAGCATCACTTTCTACTCTAAAATCAACATCATCTCTATGACTATCATTAATAACAACTTCAGTTTGAATATTAGTTCCACCATCAGTAGTATAACCTCCTGTCATTCTAAGAACTTCAACAGTAGCGCCTTCATTACTAACATAAAATAACATTCTTCCTGCTTCATCATTATTTTCTACTGCTACCATATCACTCATCAAATAAGCATATAGATGATTAGTCCCTGCATCATTTTCGCCTTCAAATCTAATTATTCCTATATCATCACTTGATGCGGGACTTGCAGTATTTTTCATAAATCTAATTTGCCCTTCTTGTGTATCTGCATTAGTGTTTTCTATTCTAATTTCAGGTTCTTGCGAGGTAGATGACCTTAAATGTAACATGGCTTGAGGACCAAAATCACCACCTAAACAAACTCTTGCTGTGGCCCCATCTATTCTTAATGCTTCTGTTGAAACTCCATTATCACTTACCTTAAAAACAATATCTGCATCAGTTACTTTATTCTCAAAAGTAGTAACAGAAGCGGTGCTTGAAATTGACATAGCCTCAACAAAGGCATTAGTCGTAGTATGACCAATAGTAACAGTTTTTTCATCTTGGTCTGTTGTTAAAAATTGAATTGGTCTTGCATCAACCGTTCCACCATTAGCCATTTTAACAATAGCAATTGGAACGTCACCTGTAAGAATATCTGTTGCTGATGAACTTGTATGTTTATTGACGGGAAGAGAATTTGTATTGGCTTTATCCCCTCTAATTTTTAAAGCGTTTGAAGCGTCGGCTACTATCATAAAATATGATGTGCCTGAACTTGGTTCATCAAAAGTAGATGGGCTAGAATTAGCAGTAAATGTTACAGTAGCCACAGAATTATATGCACCATCTCTAAATACTTTACCAGCCGCAACTGCTAATGTTGTTTTTCCTCCAGAATTACCTTGAACTATTTCAAACCCAACACTTCCGTTGTAAGCACCATTTTTAATAGCATAATGCCCTCTAATTCCTGCGCTCAGACCTTTAATTATTCCTGAATGAATAAAGTCATTAGTATCTCTAATTCCCTGAATTGGTGTTCCAGCAGAATCCATTTCTGTATACATTCCTTCGTTTACACTTGTTACCATATTATTCCACCTCTATTGTAAATATAAATTCAATTTCATCTGATGCCGAAAAAGGCCCAATTGGGTCAAAATTTATACGAGTTAGCATTGTTGTATCTACTGTTCCGATACTGGAACCTCCACGTAATTCGTCAAATTTATCATCTGCTGGCATAGTATCACTAAATAACCCAATTTCTCTAATAGTATTTCCTAACAAACTACTACCTGTAAATGTTGCTCTGAAATCAATTGTAGTGTCATCTGATTCTGAATTTACTGTTGATACTAAAGTAGTTAAAATTGGAACATCTAAATCGTTAGAATTAGGAAAAGATGCGTTTCCGCCCGTTCCCATATTGGCTTTAGTTACTTGGTCTTTCAAGAACAATGCTATTTTTCTTTTCATTTTATCGGTTATCATGTATACTCCTCATTTAATTCTTCTGTAACTGTTGTAGTCCCTATGTCAAGTGTTGTTGTGAACCCTAGCGCAGTAGTTAAACCTATCTGCGTTGAACCTGATGTTGAAGTCCTTTTAATCACTAGTTTAATTGGTTTAACCCTAAAGGACTCAAAATGGCCTTCATTCACAATAGGTGTTTTAAACCTATTACTTCTTAAAAAGGACTCTACTTTTTTCTGTTGAACTATCATTTGGGCGAGAGTACCTTCTAACCCTTTTCTAAATGAACCTGCTTCAATTTCTAATAATCCACTGATAGAATGTCTTATTTCTAATACTACATAATATGCTCTAGGAATATGCTGACTAGGCCAATCAATTGTAATTATATCTCCAGATTCTAATAATTCCAAATTCTTTTCAGACACTGTAAAAGTTATTCTTTGTGAATCAGAAGAATGTAATTGTAATAATGCTTTGGCTCTATTATCTACTTCAGATTGAGTCGTTAATTGGTCATCGAATTCTTCTAAAGACTTTTTTCCAATCTCTTTAATGCTTTTACTATTTCTTTTAATTGATTTAATTCCATTACCATAAACAATAACTTCATTATAAATATCAAATCCAGATTTATTTCTAGATAACTCTACAACTTGTATGTTACTATTTGCTTCAGAAATTTCTATATTGCTCTGTCTATATGTGTAATTTTTAGGTATAAATTCAATTGCATCTTTATTAAATGATAATTCTTTATCTTTGAAATTTCCTAAATATTTAATTGTATTATACGCATCTGAACCTTGAATATTAGGTGCGACAAAATAAGGAAATTCAGTATCTGTATCTGTATACACAATTTTATTTTCTTCTAAAACATCATTAATAATTTGTTCTGCTTCCATTCCTACTGTTACAGTTGTGCCTATTGATGCGGTAGTTACGTTTTTTAAATTAACTTCTTGATTACTAGTTAATGTAAATATTTCTCCTAATGAAACTACACCTGACATTTTATTGTTAATTGCTTGACCATAATCTATTGAAGTGTAATATTTAGTTCCACTAATTTCTTTACTTTGAGTGTTAAATATAATGCTTCTTCTATTTTTTTCTATACCATCATTCATTAACATATCATAAGATTCATTGCTAAATGTATTGCCATCTCCAAATAAAGTAGAGCCATGATTGCCTGAAGTTCCTCTAGGAATTAAAAATCTATTACTTGTAGAAGTATGGTCAGGATTCACAGGAACATACATTGATTGAACGCCTTCATTGTAATTTGCTGAACTTTCATCTCCTCTAAGGAAACCATTTTCATAATATCTAATATCACCAATTTCTTTATACATTTCTGAACTATCAGGTCGTTTAGTATATTTACTAGTCATTTTGTATAAGTCTATTTTTGTTGGAGAATTAGGCCAAAGGCAAACATTCGCAGGTCGCATTATTCTATATGTTGCATCTAATTCTCCACTAGAAGCACAATTATCAATTAGTAATACGTGTTTATTCCATAATCCGTCTTGGTCAGTTGGGTAACTATCTGTTCTAATGGTATGAGAAACTATATAGTGTATTTTAGAAGGGTATCTACGTTCAATGCTAGTAGCCCATATATTAGAACCTGTCTGATTGTCACCGTCTTCTATTCTTACACCGTCATTACTTACTAAATAACAACCTGTTAAGTTAGGAACAAATTCTAACCACTTATTCTTACTTTCTATTATAGTTCCTGATGTTGTATCAGAAGTATCAATAACTAATTGTGTTAAATCAGTTTGACCATTAGGGCTAATATATCCATAATTTTTAGTTACATCTGAATCGGCAGTTTGTAATAGTGGTTTAAATACATAATTAATACCATCAGCAACATTTTCGCCAGTATCAACATCACTTCCTCTATTTAATTTTGTAGCAGATAATGATTCAGTTAGTTTGTGGTATGCAAATATTTCTTCAGTTCCAAGTGCCAAAAATGAAGGCTTATAGACAGTTTGTGTAGTTTCATTTACATTACCCATTTTTCTCATTAATGCGGGGTTGGCATGATTAGTGTTAATTTTAGTTGAAGAACCAATATCTGCTTTGTAATCTCCTGTCATTTCTATTTTAAATCTTTTCAATACTACTGCTCTAAGCCCATTATAGACACTATTACCTAGTGAACCTCCTGTCATGGCTTTAATTGTCCAAGTATCCCCAGCACCATCATTAGTTAATGAAGTATTTGTAGATAATGTCAATGTGCCAGCAGTAACACCGGCAATTATATGCGTAGTATTATTTGCAGATTCAGAAGAACCACTAACTAATATAATCATTCCCTTTTCAAAACCGGCAGTTATAAAATTATTTGCTGAACTTGTAATTGTATCTGGAGAACCATTTACTGCTGCATAAGTAGTTCCTGTAACAGTTAAAGGTTTAAAAAACTCCTTTACATGGGTTGCCTTTCCTCTAATTGGCATTTCATGTTTTAATGCCTCCATGACTCTTGAAGGGTGAGTATATTCATTTGTTGGCGAACCTTCATGTGCAATTTCAGATTTTTTTGCTAAAGGATGAAAACCTCCACTAGCAACACTACCTGAACCTCTTGCTATAAAATCACCTGCGCCATTTGTTTGTCCACCAATATACAAACCAGTTCCACTATCAACATCACAAAGTATTCCGGGGGCTTTAAAATTTAAATAATGAGTAGTTGAAGTGCTAGAAATAGAGCCAGAATCATAATACGGGCTTGAACTTAATGTTCCTATTAATTCACCATTTTCAGTATAAACTTTATCACCAGCAGCACCTCTACCTGATTTTAATGCTACTACTCCACCTTCACCTGTAAGAAAAGCAAGAGTTTCTGTATTATAAGTTGTTCCGCCTAAAGAAGTAGTTCTAATTTGCCCCACTGAACGAGATTCTGCCGCAGACATATTATTTGAACCACTTCCTCCAATAGTGTATTGCATTCTTATTAATTCAAAGCCTGTAAAAACGGGAGGTAAAACTACACAATTACCTTTCCCTACATCATGTGCATCACTAAATGCTAAATCCATTTTTCCTACAAAGTAATTATCAAATTCATTATTACTTCCTTGCCCATAACCATCATTAACGTCACCACTTTCACCTTCATCACCATCAGTGTTAAAAATACCACCTTGTAACATATGTAATTTTAATGCAGTTGTAGCGATAGATGCGCCACCATACGGATTATACTTTGAACCTAAATTAACTTTAATAAAACTGTCTTTTCCACCACGACCTGATACTAAGTAACTATATGTTGTGTAATTATTATTACCTGAACCATCATTACCTTTAGCCGCATCATTAATATGATAAAGTTCTCCTGTGTATAATGAACCATTTGGTCTTTTTGCAGCAGCAGTAAGTGTAATTGAGTTAGCATTTGATGAACTAACTGTCCCAATATAATTACCTTTATTATCATAAACAGCCCCTCCATCCCCAGATGGAAATGCTGTTCTTGGGTCAATTGTTGAACCTGAAGAGGATGAAGTAGCATAGGTGATAATAGTTGTATCCGATAAAGAATAACCAGCAGCAGCAAAACAACCAGAAGCAATTACTTTTTGATAAACTGAATAATCAAATTTATCTACTAAATCTTCTGCGGTAGGGGGATTTTCAGGGTCTACTAGATTAAAATGCCAATCATATGTACATTCAATTAATCTCATTAATCCTAATCTTTTCATTTCATTAGTATTAATTGATGAGTCTGAAATATTTAAAGTTTGATATGATGTATCCTTTTCTTCTAAATAATTTGCTTCACCTGAGTAATTTCTATGTTTAATTTGTGAACGTACTTTTCTTGGCTCACTTCTTAATACAATACCGTAATCTGTAAAATTTCTAGAAATATTACCAATATGGTGTTCTCTTTTCATACTATCTGGCCATAAATCTGATGGTGCAAATAAAAATGGTGTAATGGTCTTAGGGTCAATAATTCCCCATCCATCTTTAGCATGACTAATGGCATTATCTTTAATTCCTAATATTGCTTCATTTGAACTATATTTATCAACACCAAGCATTCCAACATCTAATGCTTTATTCCAATGACCACCTATTGTTGGGCTAGACAATTTAGGCAATAAATCATAATCAGTATTTAAATTACCTGTTGGATAAATAGTATGGTCTGCAAAATTACCACCACTTGCTGAATAAATTCCTCTTGTTTCAGGAGAATTTTGTTTTTCATAAGAATTAGTATAATCATTATTAATTCCCATATCATTAATAGTTTGTGTAGTAGCAATTCCAGGAATTATTCTATATGATGGGGCATAAGCGTTATATTCTCCGCTTTCGCGTGAATATATTCTAGATGCTTCTCCTGTATCTAATCTATGTTTAATATAAGAAAGCCCACCTTTGTTGGTTTTTTGTAAATTAATATATCTATATGTGAAACCACCGTGTCTATAACTTAAATCATTATAGTTTAGATTACCATTAGAATTAGTATCCAAAGATGCGTTATAAATAATTGGGCGACCTTCAGTAGATAATTCTGAATTTACTAATTGTAATACTCCTCCACTTCTTAACCCTTGAGTGTTAATTAAATATAAACCATTAGTTTTTTCAGTTGATGTGTAAATATATTCATTTGCACTAATATCTCTAGGCAATTTTCTATCAGTTGTAATATAAGCATCACTAGCAGTTTTATATTCCAATCCCAACATTTTACCTAAATAGGCGCCATCTGATAGATATAAATGCTTATTATTTAATGCTGTATACATAGCCGCAGGTGCGCCATCTATTGTAAATGCACCATATTCGCCTTCACTTTCTGCACCAGCAAATTTATATGCACTAATTGTTAATGTTTCTAATGTAGTATCTGCGGGGTTTTCATCAATTCTACCCATTACGATTGGACAATTAGGTGCTACTGCGATTAATGTTGTTCCTTCACCGGATTCTAAACTAACTATTTCATATTCAGTTAAAGAATTAACTGTGTGTTTTTCGATATTTGCGGGTGTTAATTCGTCTTTTAAGTCTGCAAAAAATGCATCATCTAATGATACAGAATTAGGCTGATTTAAATAATAACCTAACGCTTTAGCATGAGTATTTGAAGATGTTCCTACCAATGTAGCCCCTTCAACATTTGGTCTACCATAAGCATCATCTGTTAATTTATTACCATTTGTAAAAAATAAACCTTTATTAGCGGTTCCCGTTAATGAAGATACTGAATTAGAAGTTATTGTGTTTTTTGACATTGCTTTGGCTAAGGAAATAGAGTTTCTATTTGGTCGCACAACATATAAAGTTTGAGTAGTATCGCCATTAACCCTATCATATAAATTAACAAGAGTACCTTCTTCTAATGTAATCCCTCCAGTTAAGTCTTTAATTCTACCAATGAAATATCCTTCTTGAGTAAATAATAAATCACCAATTGATACACCACTAATTGTTCCATGTGTTGTCAATCCAGCAATACCAACCATATTGACAGTATTACTTGCCATAATAGAACTAAAACCTAAATTAGTAATACGCTCAAAAGGACCAATGGTAGAATAAATTATATCTTCAGTATGTTTATAATCTTTATTTACAATTGGACCCAATAATTTATTTATATTTCCTCTTCCCGATAATTTATATTTAAACATTCCTTGTTCAATATAATCCTCTAAACTTTCAATTCTACCAACAAATATTGTCTTCATTATAGCATAATCACCAATAAAGTATTCTAGTAAATTTTCATTGCCTAAAGTTTCATCTTGATACATTTGTTTTCTAGGCGATTGTAATTTTAAAATTTTATGAGTTTTATCCCCATACTCTATTGGTATAGAATAATTAAAAAGGTAACCTCCTTGTAAAAGTAACTCTGAATTATATAGTCTAGAATTATTAGAACTAATAGTCTGATTTGCATAAGTGATTGTTGAAGATTGCGTGGCAGTTCCAATATTACTATATGTAACATCTGTATCAATTGATACATCTGTTAGTAATGATTCAGTTAAAACCGACCATGCTCTCCTATATCCTGTACTATCAGTAAATGTTTCCTGAATGGTTCCCCCACCAACAAATGTTGCATCAGTTTTACCCTTATATCCACCTATTGTAATTACTTGGTTTCTAATATTACCATTAACAGGGGCGGCTATGCCGGTGATAAAATAGTAATAATTACCAATTAAAAGCGTTTCATATTTTGTTCCTGATGCTGTCGTTTTTTGTAATAAAATTCTTAAATCTTGACCTGTATCTAATTCGACAGTAAACTCAGTTCCACCAGCACTTGCGTTCCATTTTCCGGGAAGTGCTTTAAAATTTTCATCTAAATTATCTCTACCAATTATTTTTTTAATTGTAATTTTATCATGCTGTTTTAATTTTCTACCATATATTCTTTTCGCATCAGCAATAACCATATCTACATAACTTCCACTTTCATTAATAGAATCAAAGACTTCCATTTCTAATACATCAGGTATAGAACTACAAGCATTTGGTGAAGTAGTATAATGTAAATATCTTGTTGGGCCTGTAAAAGTTCCTTCAGGATAAGCATTTGAATCTTGTGAAGTAGCAGTAAAAACTCTATTATTAGACCACTGTCTAATTAAATTTTTTGTATTCCTTTTATTATTTGTAAAGCATCTATCCCAATCCTCAACATCAACAGTGTATGTTTCACTTACTGAAGCCGAGTAATGGTCAGTAGATTGTGGAGTAGAACTAATAGAATCAAATTCTCTAGATTTATCTGTTAGTGTTGCGTTCATTGTATATGGTCCATAATCAACAACTTTCAGTCCGTAATCTTGACAAGTTAAAAATGTTCTAAAGTACGAGTGCGTAGAGGCGGTACTTCTAGAATAGTGAAGCATATATTTTGTATTGTGATTTAATTCATTTTTTTTGTTTAACCTATTATTATAGAAGTAAAAATTAGGTGCAGAAATTTGTGTTAGTCCCGCGTGTCTTGCATCAGTAGCCGTTCCTGTTCCATCGGTTTCATCGGAATCAGTTCCATAATTCTGAGCATTTCCATATAACCCGTAACCAACAGCAACAACACCTGTGTCAGTTACAAGTGGACCCTTATAAATAGCAAATTTAGTCCCTTTAGGAATTTCAGAACCGTATTTAGGATTGAATTCAAAAGAATCCCCAGCAACATCATTAGTTGTAATTTCTGTTATTTTAGCGATGTGATGTTTTAATGGGTCTAAATTGTTAATCATAACAAAATAATCATTTGTTGCTATATCTAATGATGCTAATGATACGCCAGTACTTAATGTGGAACCGTCACTTTGGTATGATGCACAATCAATTCTATATCCGGGCGTATTGTTTAAATTTTCTAAATATAAATCAACACTTGTTGAATCATTTGGGTATATTCTATTTAATACATTGTAAGTTTTAGAATTAGATACACCCCATTGTCTATAAATAATATCATTATTTGCTAAAGCCGTTTGTATATTTGTTGTAAAAACAATTGTTCCATGTGTTCCATCATAAGCCATACTTTTGATAGTTCCAATAAATGTTCCATCACTTTTGTATGTATGCCAACCTACTTCAAGTAAATCTCTTGGGTCGCCACCATCAACATTAATCGTATCAACACTTGTAGCATAACCACTTCCATTATCAACTGCAACACCTGAAGTCTGACTTCTTATTCCTTTAAGCGGTAAAACCCAATCATTTCTAACTTCATAACAAGCAATAGTATTTTGATTATCAATGTCATCATCACAAATAACTAATGGGTTTGTTGCAGTATCATAATACACGTTTGTTCCTAATGTTGGTGTATCACCGGGTTTTGAACCCTTTTTCATAATAAATAAATTATCATTAGTCATTATAAATCCACCTCTTCAAATCTAAAATATAATAACAAATCTGAGTATTGTGGTGTTAAAGTTTCTGTACTAAGAAAACTTTGAATATCATTCCCACTAATAGATAATTCATGCAATTCTCCCATAAATTGTTGTCTATCACTAGCATTTGCATCAGCAGATTCCCCAGTAATTTTTGCACCTATGTATGAATCTTGCCCAGCAAGTTGAAATTGGGTAATTGGTGCGGCACTATGAACTTTATTCGCTATCATATTACCACCCCTAAATACGGCCATTCTTCCTGTTGCTGGATTAAAAGATGCGGCTATATGAATTGCTGATTCTAAATATAATGCTTCCTTTGGAATTTCAGTATAAATCGTTGCATCATTTGTTAGTGAGTGAGTTGGGGAAGAATCTACTGTAAAGGTTTTTACATTTGTGCCAACACTTGCTACTGTTGCTGCGTGTGTAAAAGTTTGTCCACTTAAAGTATAGAGTTTTTGGTCTACATAAAATAATTCATCAGTATTAGTACCGCCAGTAATTTTAATTGTATTCCCACTAACACCGCTATTTCCGCTAGATTCAATTACTGCTAAATCTTTATATTTACTAACTAGGCTACTACTGTGGTATTTTTCAAGGCCAACATCTGCGCTTTTCAATAATTCAAAATCTGCTGATATTGCAATATCACTTGTTAAAGTATCAACTACACCATCAGCGGCAACTCTTAGTCTTAATTTATATTCTGCTGGCTGGTTAGTATGAACGCTTGTGGCGTTTAATAGTGATAAATGAAAAACTTCATTGTAAAAAATAGTCATTTCATGTGTTAAAG